TTTGCCATACTGCTCTACCAGCGACGAATGTCGAAGTATTCATGTATGGTATCTCAACTGATTTGATGTTCAGTGAAGGCGCTTTCGTAGTTTGAACCATATACGAATCGATAGCAAGCTCCGTTGGGAACTCTAGCACAAATCGATTTTTTAATTTTGGTTCCTGCTCGATAGGAACAGGTCGAAACATATCTGCCATTATTGTAGCTTTTATTGTTATTTCCTATAAATAGCTGGCAGAAAAAAGTTTTGTAGCGGCTTGAGATATTAGTTTACCTATTTATTAAAAAGAGTACTTAAGAGTGTGTTTATAATACATTTTTAGATTAATCTAAATAGGTATTTACCATTATCATTTTTAAGCTTATATAAGCAAGGTTTTAATAGTTACACAAATGGAACGTAAAATAAAAAGAGCTCTTTGTCTTTCTGGTGGAGGTTCAAAAGGAGCTTGGGCAGGAGGTGTGATTCAATATCTTACTGAGGACTTAAAGCTCGACTACGACCTTTACGTCGGAACATCCACTGGAAGCTTGTTAGCTCCGCTTACTTCTATTCGTGAAATAAGCACTTTAAAAGAAGGTTACACCAGCGTAAGCGCTGATGACATATTCTCTTATAATCCATTTAGAAAAGACGGAAGTCCCAGTTATCTTAAAATGGCTTATAGAATAGCTACTTTAAAAACAACTTTAGGCGAGAGCGAGGGTTTATTAGAACTTATTAAAAAGTTTTTCAAAGAAAAACACTATGACAAACTCACTAGTGAGGGAAAGGAAGTAATTGCTGCAGTCGCAAATATTACTGATGAAAAAATTGAATACATGTCATCAAAAGATTGGGGATATGAAATGTTTTGCAAGTGGTTGTGGGCATCCGCCAATACCCCTCCTTTTATGACTCTTTTTGAACATCAAGGGAAGGAATATGTTGATGGTGCAATTTTGCAACACATCCCTATACAAGCTGCTATTGATGCGGGAGCCACTGAAATAGATGTTATTGTATTACGTCCTGAAAAATTTGGTGCAACAGCTAAAAACAAGACAAAAAATGTCATTCATCTCTCAAATAAACTAATTCGAATGATGCAACGTAAAATATCACAAACGAATGTTGAAATGGCTCAATTAGAAGCTAATAAGAGAGATGTTAAAATAAACATTATATACACGCCTTATCGACTAACTGAAAATTCGCTCGTTTTTGACAAAGAACAAATGTTAAAATGGTGGGAAGAAGGTTATGAATTCGCAAAGGAGGGGAATATGAGACAGTATAAACTTTCTAAACGGAATGTAATACGTGAGATAGAATAACTCGCCTATTTATAAAAAAAGCTCTTAAAATGGCATATAGAACAGGAGACACTATCTATCAAAACATTGTTTCAACCGATTCCAGTAATAATGTGGAGTCTGGGGCAACTTTCGTTAACAAGCTTTATCGAAATGGCTCTTTATATGCTGGCGCCACTCTTAATTTTGCCATATCTGATGCTCCAAGAGGAGTTTATACAGCAAGTTTTTCAGCTTCAACCATTGGAGAATATCAAATATATTTTAATAACATCACAACAAACACAATTTACATGTCTGGTATATTCAGCTTTAAATCTTCTGAAAATATATCGACAAGCATCTATATAGGTTCCTAATAGCTGAAAGTAAGGCAAAAATGACTAATTCTAAGCTATTTAGTGTTGATACAACCCTTTATGGAACAAACTAAGATATTAGACAAGGAAGCTGAATTAATGGAGTGTTCGATGGACCCTATTTACTTTATTAACAGTTTTTGTTATGCCTATGATGTACTAAAAGACCAGCAAGCCAACATTAAGTGTTTTGATTATCAAGAGAGAGTTCTGGATTCATACATGGACCACAAATGGAATGTGATTTTAAAGTCACGTCAAACTGGTTTATCAGTAATTACCGCATGTTATGTTGCCTGGAGAATGATATTTGGTCTGGATGAGACAATCGTAATTATCGCCAACAACCAAGACGGCGCAGTTAGATTTCTAAAACACGTCAAGAATGTTTTTATCAATCTTCCTGATTTTATTTATAGTAAAAACCGCGATGAAGTTTCTATGGCTACGATGAAAATCGAGCACGCCAATGGGAATATTGCAATCGCTAAGGCAGCTGGTAAAAACGCAGGTCGTGGAGACGCTCCTACTCTCTTAATATTAGATGAGTGGGCGTTTGTTAAAGACGACGATGATATCTGGACAGCCGCAGCCCCTTCTTTATCGCAAACAGAAGGAGACTGTATTGTTATTTCAACACCAAACGGAACAGGTAATCTATATCACAAGTTCTGGGTCGACGCCGCACGCGGAGATGGTGCCTTCAACCCAATTAAGGTTCACTGGACCGAAAACCCAAAATCAGCTATTGATTTAGAGTATAGAGAAGACTCAAAAGGTATTTTAAAACCTTGGAGCCCTTGGTATGAAAAGCGATGTAAAGAAGTTCAATATGATGGAGTTAAAATAGCACAGGAGCTTGACTTATCATTTGAAGGTTCCAAGTTGTTAGCGTTGGACCCAGATTTAATTGCCAGACAACGACAGCGAATTGAGACTGAAAACATCAGGCCCGTCGTGTATTTTGATGTGACAGCAGAAAGTCATAATCTAGTTGGGACTGTCCAGCCTTGTCATATTTTCGAAGCACCAAAACTACAGGCTAAATATATTGTGGCTTGCGACGTTGCTTATAGAGGAGATGATTATTCAACTATTCAAGTTTTAGATGTAGACACTCTTAATCAAGTAGCGGAATACCAGGGTAAATGTGACCCAGATGTGTTCGCTCGTTACATTGAGAAAATTGCAATGTACTACAATACGGCGTTTGTGGTTGTCGAGGCCAACAATCACGGCCTCGTAACATGTTTTGAACTGAGAAATCAACTTAAATATCCAAGACTTTATGAATCAAAATCTATCAAAGAAATCCATGTTCGATGGATTGATTATAAAGTAAATCCAGGCGATGGGATTCCAGGGTTTCAGACGACAGCACAATCTAGACCAGGATTAGTAAACGCTATGCGTGAAGCATTTAGAGAAACCACAGCCACTGTGAACTCAATTCGGTTAATTGGCGAGATGGAAACGTTTGTTAGAAATCTCAAAAAGAACGGAAAAGAGGAAGCTGAGAAAGGATATCACGATGACTTAGTTATGGCTTATGGTATTGCCCTTTATATTAGACAGACAGAGTATTATAATGTGGTTAATGCTAAGAATATGTACAAATCTATGCTTGAAGCCATGACTTTCAACGCTAGTTCTTCCGAAGGGGCAGAAGAAACTCCAGACGAGAAAACACAAAGGTTGCGGGATAAAAAAGATTTTGATGAAAATTTTATCCCTCCAGGAGCAGGAGGATTATGGTTAGGAAGCGACGATGAAGCTGATGAAGACGACCCAAACGACCTTTCATGGCTGGTTGGGTGATGCAAAGAGGCATGAAATAAAAAATAAAAATGGCACAAGAAAGCAATAATAGTATATTTCAAAGAGTCTATGACGCTGTTAACAATAACAAGCGACGCACTCCTCCTATGGACGCACAAGGGCAACCGCCTGGAATATCCACTCCCTCGCAAGGTCTTTTTGGTTCATTAGAGGATTTTCAACAGCAGTACCTTGATTGGCAAGTAAATAAAATCAGTCATGACCTATACACCAGAACTATTTATTATGACACAGACCGTGTCAATTCTTATCATGATTATCGTGCAATGGACCAGTCTCCAGAGGTGTCTGCCGCATTAGATATAATTCGAGACGAATGTCTCACAAGAAACGAGCGTGGAAACATTTTAGAGGTTTATAGCTCCAATGATAGAATCAAATCTAAGTTAGATGATTTATTCCATAACAGAATGAATATCGATTACAATTTGAGTTTATGGATTAGAGACCTTATTAAGTATGGAGATTATTTCGTTCACTTACATGTCCATAAAGACGAAGGTATTTATGACTTCATGACTCTTCCTCAAGAAGAAATTCACCGTGAAGAAGGATTCGATGGAACAGCAAGTTCTGTACGTTTCCGCTGGGAAACAACGCAAGATTACTTTGAATCGTGGCAGGTTGCCCATTTCAGGCTTATTGAGGATACTAGAAAACTTCCTTACGGACGGTGCTTGAAGCACGACACTTATATAGAGACAAGTACAGGGTATAAGTTTATAAAAGATATAGAGAAAGGAGATTTAGTTTTTTCATTTAACTCTGACACACAAAAAAAAGAAGTCACAAAAGTCTTAGATACAATTTGTTCTGGTGAAAAAGAAATTATAAAGATTAGAACAAAGAATAATGAAATAGAAACCTCTGAGGAGCACAGTTTTATGGTGTACGAGGATGGTGGGTTCGTATACAAACAAGTTGACGATTTAAGATTAGGAAATCTGCTTGTTATAGATTCTGGAGAAAACCCTTCAGGGGTAGATATTTTTTTAAATAAAGAACTAAAAGAAGAGAGAAACTTCAACGGATATAAAAACAACATTGATTTAATCCCTGATGTTGTTGATGTTGATTTTGCAAGGCTATGGGGTTTTTTACTAGGAGATGGATGGGTTTTTAACGATTCTGTTTTTTTTGCACGAGGTATTGACGAATCTTTAAATAAAAAATACGCTTCACTTTTGAAGAAGTTTTCAGGAAAAGACACTATAAACCTTAAAAACGCAAATTTAGAGGGTAGTTTAGAATTTTCTCAAACAGTATGTAACTCAAAGTTGCTTTCTTATATTCTCGAAAATAACGGGTTTAAAGGAAATGTTTATATTAAAAGATTGCCTAGTTGGATTTTTGAGGCGTCATTAGAAATAAGAGAAGCTTTAATAGAAGGCATTATAGACGCTGATGGTTCTGTAAATATTGACGAGTGGAACTGTAAAAGATACACAATAGAATTAGCAAATGAAATTTTAGTAAAAGACTTAAAAACGCTATTACAATCAATAGGTAGAAAGACTGGCAAAATCTGTTCAAGAGATAGAAGTTCTGTTGTTTTTTGGGGAAAAGAATACAAAAGAAAGAAAAGTTTCTACTTCTACTTTTATGACTCTAAAATTAAACAAGCAGCAAAACATGAGTTATCAAATAGGATTAATAGTGGTTTCATCTTATCTCCAATCATCTCTATTGAGAACTCTGAAAAAGCAGAGCAGGTTTATGATATCCACGTAGAGCATGAACACCATAATTTCTATGCGAATGGGATAGTCGTTCACAACTCTATCTTAGACCCTGCTAGAAAACTTTGGAAGCAACTACAGCTCGCTGAGGACTCAATGTTGGTCTATAGAATCACAAGAGCTCCAGAGCGTAGAATATTCTACATTGAGGTAGGCAACTTGGAGGATGCTGATGTTAAGCAATACATGCAGCGTATCCAAAAGCAAGTTAAAAAACAGCCTATTGTGAATCAGAACGACGGCAATATGAGTTATCGTTATGACCCAATGAATATCTCGGAAGATTATTTTATTCCAGTTCGTGGTGACAAGAGCACAAAAATTGACACACTTCCTGGAGCTTGTTTGGCTCTAGATACTAAAATCAACCTTCTTGATGGTCGAAGCCTTGAGCTTCAGGAAATCATTAAAGAGCGTGATGAAGGAAAACAGCTTTGGACTTACAGTATAAATCCAGAAACTGGAGTAATAGTTCCAGGAAAAATTACATGGGCTGGAGTTACTCGTAAAGACGCTAAAGTAATGAAATTGACTTTTGACAACGGAGAGTCTGTTATTGTTACACCTGACCACAAGTTCCCTACTCGTTTTAAAGGTATACAAGAAGCACAAAATCTTGAAGAAGGAGATTCTATGTGGAGTTTTGAGAAGAGGTTTCAGAAGATTTTCAAAAACAAACCTAAAGCTAAAACATATGAACAAGTGTGGGACCACCAAAGCAAATCCTGGGAGTATACACATCGTATGGTTCATAATTACATGTATGAGCGCAATTTGCACAAGGAACATGTTTATCAAAAAAATGTGGAAAACAAAAACGTGATTCATCATTATGATTTTGACCGATACAATAATTCTCCAGAGAATTTAAAATTAATGAATTTCCATGACCATGTTATGCTTCATCAATCTATGTATGCTTCTTATAAAAAAGAGCGTAAAGAAGGTAGAAATAAGTATTGGGATAATATCTCTGAGAAAGAATTAGAATCTAAAAGAGTAGTAGCACGAATCAACTTAGAAAAAGCAACAGAACGAATTCAAGAGCTACTGCAAGATGAAGATTTTAAAGCTGATTTTGAAAAGAAACGAATAGCTGGATATCGTAAAGCAAGAAAAACATCTTCTTCTCGTCTAAAATCATCTATTGCCGCTTCTAAACAATGGGCCGATGGTTCTCTGCGTGAAGCCATTCAAGAAAAACAAGAAATAAATTACAACGATGTAATGTTGGAGTTTGTGGTCTCTCGTTTTCAAGACGGCATGAGTGCCACCAACATTCTACGAGACATTAATGTCTCTAATTCTGGGTTTATGTCTGAATTTAACAACATAAACAAAGGGAACAAGCAATTGAAGAAAATGTCATCTTTCACCCACAATAACTTAGTGAAGATGATGAAGTCATTTGGGTATTCTAACTGGAGAGATTTCACGAAAAAAGCCGAATTATTTAATCATAAAGTGGCATCGATTGAGTGGCTAGAAACACCTCAAGACACAGGCACAATAACTGTAGATGGAAATCATGAACTACATGACCACCATAATTTTGCACTTTCTGTCGGAGTTTTTACACAAAATAGCAATCTAGGTGACATTCAAGATATTGAATATTTAGAAAATAAACTATTCGCGGCGTTAAAGGTTCCAAAAACTTATTTGAATTATGCTGAGAATTTACCTGGGGGGCCAACACTGTCTCAAGCAGATTTAAGATTTGCTAGGACCATTAATAGAATCCAGGAGCAAGTTCTAATGGAACTTCGTCGAATTGGTAAAATTCACTTAGCGTTTCTTGGGCATGAAGACGAGATTAATGATTTTGATTTAAAACTCACAAACCCTTCTACTCAACAAGAGCTGTTGAAGCTAGAGACGATGAAATCTCGACTTGAAGTATTTACATTGTTTGTGTCACAAGATATCTACTCACCTGCTTCTTACACTTGGGGTATGAAATACATTCTTGGATTTTCTGAAAAGGATATCAAGAAAATGCTTCGTCAGAAAAAAGTTGAAAGGAAACTGTTTACGGAGATTGAATTTGCTCCGCAGACATACAAAAAGATTGGATTGTTCAAAGATTTGGATGATAAATTTGAAATCCCAGGAGCAGCAGAAGCACTCCAAAACGCTGAGAACGAAGATTTAATGGGAGATGACGGCGGCGGCGGCGGCGGAGGCTTTGGCGGAGGAGGAGACTCGCTGGCTGGAGACCCATCTGGAGACCTTGATATGGGAGGTGGAGATGAAGTTGGAGGCGATGCAGGAGGAGCGCCTCCAGTAAGTGATAGCGAGCCTATATCAGAAACTAAAAGAGAACGCATTTGGGAAGGTCACAACAAGCGTGTTGATAGTGCAATTGATGACTTGCTTAAAGAGCTTGAGGAAACCGATGAAGAAGTATTTACGGAAGAAAGCGAGGAAGAAAAGAAAGACAGAGAAAAAAACGTTTTGTTTAAATCAAACGAAGAATTTATCAGTCAGACTGATAAAATGATTAGTGAGATAAAGGGAAATTTAAAAGAATCTGAGAAAAATATTGAAAATTACATTATACCAAAAGGAGTAATAAAAGAAAGAGTTCAAGGAAACCCTCTTGTCTCTACCAGTAATGATTTAGCAAGAAAAGCTAGAGATATAATGGATGAGATTGACCAAATAATATCTGAAACTGGGCAAAATTCTGATATGGAAATAATTGAAGAAGACTATGACGAGGAAGAGTAAGTTTGATGAACACTCAAATGTTAATGACACGTACAGTGTAAAGCGTAAACTAGCGAAGATTATAGAGGAACTAGAGGACCTTTATTCCACTGATGTAACTAAATTTTACAGCTACCGAAAAACGAAATCGGCGGGAACGAGAAGTCGTTCCCGCCTTCGGCGTATACATGCTGCTTTAAAAGATTTATCTAGAGACATTCTGAAGCAACGACAAGACTACGACTCAGATTACGAATAACTTGTCAATCAACGTCGGTATGATTATGTTGATGAATGACAACACGAGCTCCAAACTGGGATTACAACGGCTATCCAACAATAAATTTAAGTAGTCTCACGACAGGCTAAACAGCTGTTAATTAGTATAATTAACCCTTCAATCCTCATAGATTCAATGAATTAGTTTTAAACTAAAGTTGGATTATAACTTAAAATTGAATTATATTTGCTTCGGCAACACACTAATTCAACAACATGTATATAGTCTTCGATACAGAGACTACTGGCAGGCCAAAACGGTTTAACGCACCTTGGACAGATGCAGATAACTGGCCTCGACTAGTACAGTTAGCCTGGGTTGAATATGCACAAGACGGCAGCGAAATATCCAGGCACGACCTTATAATTAAACCTGAAGGATACAACATTCCTCACGAAGTCGTTCAAATACACGGCATATCAAACGAAAAGGCGCACGCAGAAGGAATTTCTATGCTTGATGCCTTAAATCAGTTTAAAATTGCTCTAGAGCGTAACTATTACCTCATAGCACATAATATCAATTTTGACCTTGGAATTATGGGGTGTGAATTTCATCGAGCATCGATGAGTCACAATCTAGCTTCAATATTTCCCGTTGACACGATGAAGCTTACAATTGACTTTTGTAAATTAAGGGGTCGTCGGGGTTATAAATTTCCAAAACTTATTGAGCTCCATAATAAGCTTTTTGGGAAAGATTTTTTAGGTGCTCACAACGCATTT